AGGTGATAGTGCTTGTGTGGTTACTTATTAGCCACATTTAAGACACCCACTATAGAAGGAAGAGAAGGAGATTATAGGTAAGCCCATTAGAAGAGCATCAGTAGAGCATCAGTAGCACTACCCCAATGACATACATTATAGGTATCAATAAGGATACTAATAAGGATAATCAAATAAGACATATCAATGGAGGTACTACCACAGCCCCACCATCAGTAGTCTAGTAGCCCCACCATACTCTCAATAGTAGTACTTATAACATAATACATGAGGGAGGGCTACTAGTAGAGCTACTAGAGGAGCTAAAGGATTGCCTCAGAGGAGAAAAGAAGAACTTCCTGTGTAGCCATCAGAAGAGGGCATAGGGGGGAATATCCAGTGGAGAACGGGAGGGGAGGGTATCCCCACATAACTACTACCCGTTTTAATTATTTGGTACTATTCTCCGTAGTCCTTGGAGTGATGTCCAGTGAGCTACTTCCTCTGCGGTAAACCCTTGGTAGAGCCACCAGCGTTGAGGTGTAGCAGCATCTCCTTGTGTTCTGAGGTACTGGTATCCATATAGGTCTCCCTCGCTCTTACCGAGCTTAGAGGCAGCCTCAGAGACAGTTATTGTGTTCATTGTATCAAGTTAATGTAGTACTGAAGTAAGTACGCCACGAAGAACAGTTCTATTTCTTCTATGTCTAAGGAGTGAAGCCATTTGTGTACTGTGCTGTTACCATCCATAGCAAACGGGTAGTCCTGCTGTATTAGCCAGTTAGCGAAGTCAGCTCTACCGAGTCCTGTGTCAGGGTCTTTTTGTTCTGTCATTAGGTTGATGCTCCTAACCATTTCTCGATACGTATACTGAGCTTAGCTCCGAAGAGTGAGCCTAGTACTGTACCTAGGATATAAGGTATTGCTAATGTCCAGTGCATACCTGATGTTACTAGTATGCCCATTGTGGCGAACCACAGACCGTTACTGAGTACCGAGGCAAAGGCATGGTAGCCCATGTGGTCTCTATTTCTTGCTCTTGATACTAGACTGAATGAAGTTGTCTGCATGAAAGCCGCGATAGCGACGAGTGCTAGTTCTAACATTGTGTTTATCTCTGTTGTATAATATGACAACCATAGCGATTACCCAAGTGGCGGTCATTATAGCTATCATTGTTAAGGTGTCAAATATCATTATGTTTGCCTTATGTTATGGAGTTGCTCCTGGTACTTTCTCGTACCACAGGAACTCGAACCATGCGTCTACGGTTACACCTGAGTTGTTTGTGAGCTGCCAGAGGTATTTAGAATTGGGTTTCATTACCCACTCTTCACCTGCGCCTGCATCACGTACACCATTGGCTGATTGTCCAGTACCCGTTCCGGTAGGTGGAAGCCATAGGCTGTGTAAATCCAGTCCGGGAGTTGTAATAACTGGTGCGCCATAGATTAGTGTCTCTGGTGTTGCTGCTATTGTTCTGTTTGTAGAGTGTGTTGGTATGAGTACACCACCTGTTGAGTCGGTGTCTTCATATGCGTGCATGTCGATGTCACCACGCCCAGCATTAGCACGCACTTTGATTAAATGCAGTTCTTTTGTAGGCGGTGTGATTATTAATATGCTCGCTAGACCTTCGTTAAGGATTCCAGTCACTTTAGATGACATGTGGAATATTCTTCCTTGGTCGGTTAAGTCTGATACTTTGCTTTCTGTTGTCAGTGTACCCGTTGCGGGGTCTACACCAGCACCAGCTAGTTCAACTTTGTCGTATAAATGGTCTTTTCCTACTAGTGCCATGTGTATTGTCCTTTATAGTTGTGTGAATAGTACAATCACAATTAGTATTGCTACTGTAAGTACTGAATTCTGGGCGTACTCTTTAGCTGTTGCGTCTCGTTTAGCTTGTGCGCGTCTCTTGAATTGTTCATGTGGATTATTCATAGGGTATTACCTGTATGTTACTTCTTTTTCTTGCGGGCAGCCACTTTCTTAGCTATCTTTTCACGGATTGCTTTACGTTGAGCTTCTGCTTTTGCTTTTGAAGTAGTTAGTTTCTTAATAGTGGACTTCTTATTCTTGTTCACTACGGTTTTGGTTGGCTTCGGTTTTTTCTTTGCTTTCGCCCGAATTGGTGTTGCACCTGTTGCGATATTCTTCTTCGTTAAACCCCGGATAGCTTTTCCTAGCATACCCTCTGGTTTCTTCTTCTTCTTGACTGGCATTATAGTTCTCCAATGGTGTGTCAATTATACTTTGCTTAAATTTTCCCATCAGGCTGCTCCTGTGTACGTAGGTGGGGACTTCGTGTATGGTAGGTACGTCAATGTATGTTGACTTGAAGTCCCCGTATACGAATTTATACTGGGGCTGCTGCTACATTGATTACTGAGTAGATTTCAGCTATATCAACTTTTATCTCTACTTGGTAGGGTTCATCTATTGCATTACTTCTGTAGACTATGCGTCTGCATTCGTCTGTGAAGCCTCTAGGTAGGTACGGTGAGCCTGTGACTCCTGTACCCACTACGTAGGGTGTACCTGCTACAGTATGGTCTCTAATGAGCAATAAGAGGGCTACCAGAGCGTTATACTGTGGTATGTCTCCTGCTGTTACTGCTCGATTATATGTTCTTACTGCCATTTCCCGGAGGTCATAGCAGAACTCATGCTGTAGTACTATGTCCTCAACAACCATTAGGCTGTCAGAACGCCATCAGCTAGATTTAAGTCAGCAATTACTTGCGTCTTGTAGTCTCCGCCATAGATGGATGCTTCTGAACATGCTCGTGTTAGAGCTGCTACGAAGTCTGGTCGGGTGTTGTTTGATTTTGAATCTGTGTCTGTTGATGCACGACTCAGTGGTTCATCGGCTGTTACGTCGATTACTGCTACTGCGATTAATGCGCTCAACCAGTTTACTTTAGCTGTGTTACCTCTTGATTCAGAGACAGCTCTGGCTAACAGGCGACGGAAGTTCTGAAGAGAACTCCTGCCACCATTTGCGAATGCAGTTGTTTCCATTATACAGGGTAGTTAGCTGCGTCAGCCAAGTCCCATACATGAACAATCTGATTTACTTCTACGTCACCAGTTGTTACAGGTAATGTGTAAGTTACTTGCTTGTTAGTACCGTCTTTAGAACCAGACTGTCGCCATTCGCCACCGAAGTTCTTCTGAGTCCAGAAAGTAGCTTTCTTAACTGTGAATGCTTCTGTACCTAGTGGGCAGATGTCGGCATCCATAAGGATTGCTGAACCTGTTACAGATACTACGTTAGCTGATAAGCCTGATACGGTTGCGATTACAGAGTCACCGGCTGCTAAGCCTAGAGTCTCGAAGTTGTAAGTTGCGTCTGTTGCTGTGTTTAATACGTTAGCGTCACAAGTAGCTGCCTGAAGGACAGTGGCTAGTGGGTCGTCTTTTACTTTAACAGTAATTTCTTCAACGCCTTTTGTGCGTGGAGAAGCTGACTGAGTTTCGATGCCATCATTGAATAAGTTGATTACTGCTGCGTCAGAGATGATGTCTTCGAGTGTTACTGGTGTTGGTGATAAAGCCATTGTTATTTACTTCCTTTAGGTGTGCGCTTTGCTGCGCGTTTACGTTTGGGTTTTACGAGTGCTACCTGTTCTTCTGGTATAGCTCGATTGATTGTTTCTTGGTTCTTTGAGGCGCGTACTTGTTCTTTGCTTAGTACTTCCCTTCGGAAACCTTCGTTTATTTCACGGAGTACATGCACGAGGGTGTCGTGTAGTAATTCCATGTTGGTTAGAGACATGCGGTTCTTATTATAAGCTCGCATTATCTCTGTACGTGTCCTACCTAACGCACCGTTTGGGTCGGAAGGGAGGTCAATCGTATCTATGTGCTTGAAGTCAGGCACTATCGTTTTCTCCTTCTAATTTGTCTGTTGGTTACACTACCTCTGCGTTGGAGTATATTTCCTAAGCCTCCGGTTGTGGTCTGTTTGAACTCGTCTGACCATTCAGCCATGAGTCTCATGTTTTCGCTTGACATCTTCTGTTGGACTCTCAGTGATTCATCTACTGCTAGTCTGCTTACGAACCGTCTTGCGCCACCTGCAAAGCTATCTATTCTGTCATCATGTATTAATGCTCCGTGGTCACGGGTCAGTTTGTTTATTTGATGTACAAGTAAGTAAGTCTGTCGTTGGTCAATCGGGTACTGCTGTACTGAGTTCGCGTCATAGGTGAATACATCTTCGTTAATAACGATTCTGTGTCTGCCTAACATAGGTTCTAGTGTATCAATGATACGTAGTTCTTTCTGTGTGCTTACCCAATCATCTATGATTTTTGGTGAGTGTGCTTCCCCGGTCTTCTCTTTGTAATAATCAAGAAGTACTGGTCGCCAGTTCTGTGCTAATGCACCATAACCGTGATTCTGCTCCACGCCAATCTCATTAGGTTTGTGTTTCCATACGAATTCGGATAGTCCATTGTAGACCTCCATATTGTAGCCACCGGGAAATGCTTTCATCTCCATACCGAATAAGTATCCGTGTAAGAAGTTGATTGCCCATGCTACTGTTTCGTCTCCGTTCATACCACCACCTGCTGTGTCTACGTAAACGTATTTGCTTTCGTAGGGATAGAGGTCGTCTCCGAGGGAGTGCGGGTGATACAATTCAGGTTGTGCGCCTTGATAAAGCGTCTTAACGCGCTTTTGTGGGTCAGGCATCCAGTTAATAACACCGGGTGCTTGCTCCATATCAAGTGCCATTACTATAAGGTCTCTCGTTTTTAGAGGGTATCGTCCTAAGTCAGACAGCTCTGTATTCAACATGTGCTGTAACTGAAAGTACGCTTGCCCTTGGTCGAGTTCCTTAGATACTAGTAATTCTTCTGGGAGTAATATAGGGTCTGTGGGTTTACCATCTGTGCCAGATAGCCCACCACCTGTCCTTAGTGTTGGGTCTGCCTCCATCTTCTGTCGGATGAATGGGGCTAGATGGTCTCCGTAATGTGCTTCTTGTTCTTTCGTTGGGTATCTACCTGTCCAAATCCTTAGAGTGAAGCCACGTCCGGGAAGTGTGTTGTAAATAGAATCATTAGTCTGAGGAGTACCCAGATAGATAATTCTACCGTTCTGACAAATAGAGGTAAAGTCTTTTGATAAATGAATCAGGTTTTGACGTTGGGTTTCGGTTAGACCATTCTTAGATGACTCGATGTCATCAGGAATTAGTATGTCTGCACGTCTGCCCTGCATGTTAGCTGTTACACCAATACAGGCTACTGATGGAGATTTCTCTACACCTTTGAGCTGCCAGTGAATGTCGAATGCTTTAGCACTCGCTCTGTCACCATGCTGTCTGTCTGGTCTCATACATACTAGTATATCCCAGTTCATAATAATCTGAATCACCCAGTTAGCAATCTCCATAGCTACGTCTGCACCCGCTGATATAATCAGGGTACGAGATTTAGTGTTATGTATAAGATTCCATACTGCGAATATTGCTACGATGGTTGACTTAGCTTGACTACGTTGTGCCTGTACCATAGAATACTTTGGAGAATTCTGTAAGAACTCACCGATGTCTAACTGTATGTCAGTACATTGGAATCCCATTAGTTCAGTCATTGCGTCATATAAGAAGTCTGTGAATTCTGCGTAATGTTCACGGAGTGCTTCTAAGTCAGCCCAGCGTTTAACTGCTTGCTGTTGTATTTCTGGTAAGTCTTTCAGGTTGTTCTGAATAGCTGACCATTGTTTCTCGTGTTCGAGTTCTTCTTCCATACCATCATAGTATTCTTCGGTAGGGATTGTTAAATCCTCACCATCTACTTTGATGACTGAATATCCGGGGACTGCTGTGTTCATCTTAGTCCTCCGAACATAAGAATCTGTGGCTGCCAATTACTGAATCCAGTTTCATGTTGGTTGCCCAGTTAGGGTTTACTACATTTGGATTATAGTAGTGGTCTGCACATGTTAGTTCTGTTGTGTAGTTACCGTCTATTACATCTACGGCTACTTTGATTGCGAGGTTTAATGATTCCTCGTCGTTTACTGTAAAGCGTTTCAGTGTCCAAGAGAATTGAGCATGTTGGTATACTACCGCACATACTGTGTTCTTCCAGTTAGGAGCTGCTACACGGTTCATTACTACGTGTGCTACTGCATACTGTCCTGCTAGGGATTCGCCACGGGCTTCATTATATATGTTGAGTGCAAGACACATTGCTGCACTAGTTACTATTCCCATCGGGTACGCACCTTAGTCCTGTCGTTATGTTTGTGGTTGCTTTGATTTCTTTTAATTTAGATTGGCACTCTTCTGCTGATGCAAAGGAGTATCGTTCTTCAATTGGAGTTACTTTTACTATGTGGTCTTCAGTCATCCTGTGTTCTATTGCCACTAGCATCAGGAGAAACAGAAGTATAAGTAATGTACTCATGTGGGTGGAGTCTCTTTTTTCTGTTCCAGAACCATCTGAGAGCAGGTTTTCCGATAATGTAAATCCCAAATATCGCAAAGAGCCACCTATTGGTTTCGTAGACATTTACTGTTGTCTCTCCTTCAGTTTGCAAGTGGTAGCGTCCATCACTGTTATGTACTGTGACTTCTTTGCTATCCTCCACACTGATTGTGTTAGTTGATTTGTTGCCCAGTGAGCCTAAGCCTGTCTGAACTTTGTTTTCGTTGCTGCCTATTTGAGCATCTACGTCAATGCCACCTTTGTCAGGTAGTACTGCGTCCTTAACCATATCGGCTACAAAGGAGCAGCTTGTTATAGTTGCTACTAATAGGATGGTTAGGGTGTGCTTCATTATTCCTCCGAGGCTGCTTGTTTGGCAGGTATCAGATGTAGACTACCCCGTTTGCGTTTCTTGTCGAGTACTTCTTTTAGTGAAGTTAGGTTCTCGTCGGTATCTATTGTAGTTGTGATGTTGTTGTCTTTCAAGAATTTAATTGCTTGAGCGACCATAGCAGGGGTTACAGTAGAGATTTCTACTTGTACCCCGTCTACGTCAATCATCTCGTGTGCTTCTAACTGAGTTACAAGCACTTTAGCTACAGTACCATGTAGAGCATTAAGTTGCCCTTCTGATGCTGTTTTCTTTGTCATATTACCTCATTCTATATGGCGTAGCCATGTTTAGTTGCCATACTAGATTACTTCCACTTTGGGAGACAGTTAGGAGTGTTGTTCCTGTGTCGTCGAAGTCAAGTCCTGCTAAGCTAGTGTCTACAGTTGCCGATAGGTCTATTGATGCTATGAGGGATTTTGTTCCAATGTCGTAGGGTGTAGACAACGAATAACTGTCAATCACATCCGAGTTACTCATATAGAATAGGCGTGAGCCATCTGGGGTTATTGCTATACCAGATGTACCGGCTGAAGCATTACCATTATTGTTAAAGTCAAGAGCTGCTGTTGCTAAGCTCCATCCTACTGACATTGCTACTGCCTCTACAGTTGAACCTTCCTGTACGTATAGGTGAATGCCT